TGGTTAAGACAGTTGAGGATGCTAATGGCATCATCAACCAGAACGCTCTTGGCTGGTTGTCTAACCCAAAGGTGAAGGCAAAGATGGCCAACACTGTTAAGGTTGCATCAACAGACAGCATCATGCTTTTGAACGATCCTTGGAACAGCATCTATGGATACCGCGCTGAATTTACCAGCAACGTGCCATCTAATCTGAATCCAGGCGATGGCGGCACAGACGCATCTGCACTCATCTTCGGCGACTTTAGCCAGTTGATGGTTGGCCTATTCGGTGCGCCATCAATTTTGGTTGATGAGACAACCGGCGGTCTGGCTGGAACAGTGAGAATCATTGTTCACCAGGACGTTGATGTAGCGCTACGCAACGCTGCATCTTTCGCAATCACCGATGAGGTATCAACTGCCTAATCTTAATGGGGCGGCTTTCGGGTCGCCCCATCCATCCACTTGTGAGGATTTAAAATGAGAATTAAAGTTATTGAAAAATGTTACACCGGCACTCAAGGGAATATGTTTGCTGGTGAGGAGCATGATCTTGATGATCGGATTGCTGAGAAGCTAATCCAGCGTGGTTATGTTGAGGCTGTTAGTGCTAAAAAAGCGCCAAAGGCGAAAAAGAAGTTTTTTGATCGCGCAGTCGAGGCTGATGAGATTGCAACACCAGAGGATGATTAATGGCTGTTGAGACCGCATCTGACCGGGCTATTTTTGTCAATGTCGATGATTTCGGCGTTGCGGCGACTTATACACCCTCCGGCGGCGCGGCCTCAACAATTAACGGAATCTTTGATAATGATTTTATCGAGGCTGATGCGGGCGGTGGCGTGACCTTTGCTTTGCAGCAGCCTAGATTCCACTGCCGGACAGCAGACGTTTCTGCTGCGGCTGAGGGCGATGCTCTGGTTGTGAGTGGCGTTAATTACACGATCAGGGTTGTCCAGGACGATGGCACAGGGATGACTATGCTAGTGCTAGAAAGAAACTAAATGGCACATGTCAGAAAACAAATAAGGGATGCTGTAATTACTGCGGTCACAGGATTAACGACCACAGGATCAAATGTATTTCGCAGTCGTATTTATCCGCTTGAGCAGACTAAACTGCCAGGGCTTTGTGTTTTTACAAGGTCAGAGAATGTGGAGTTTGATACACTGACCATCTCGCGCTCAGTGAGCCGCGTTCTGGATGTAATTATTGAGGGGTATGTCTCGGCGACTGCTAATTATGACGATACCCTGGATCAGATTGCTGTAGAGGTCGAGGAGGCCTTGGCAGCAGACGTAACGCTTGGAGGCCTGGCTAAAGATACTCAGGTCACAGCGTTTGAAGCGGACTTCAGCGGCGATGGCGAACAGCCTGTTGCCGTTGGCCGTTTTACCGTGACTGTGCAATACCGCACAGCCGAAAATGATGTTGAAACAGCCGTCTAAAAGGAGACTAAAATGGCGACATTCAAAGGCAATGATGGCACGGTAAAATCCGGCGCAAACGCCATCGCAGAAATAATCTCTTTCACTGTCGATCAGACCGCCGACACGATTGAGGACACTACTATGGGCGATGCCTCGAAAACTTATCAGCCCAGCTTTACAGATGCGACAGCTACTGTTGAGACCTATTTCGATGATACAGACGCCACAGGCCAAGGTACATTCACCCCTGGCTCTAGCGTGACTTGTAATTTCCAGATGGAAGGCGATACAAGCGGCGACCACCTTCTCAGCGGAACCGGAATCATCACCGGACGATCAATCGGCTCATCTGCCGATGGTATGGTCACAGCGACTTACAGCATCCAGATTTCTGGCGGCTTGACTGAGGGAACCGTTACCTGATGTCACTTGGTAAGCAAATTGCTGAGCGAAGAAATAAACAGCGCCGCGTCATCGAAACGCCCAGTCACTGGGGCGAGGATGATGCGCCGTTGTTTATTTACTGCACCCCAATTACCGCAGGGGAAATCAATAAGATTCAGCGTAAACATAAGAATTTTCTGAATGAGATGACGGTTGATGGAATGGTCGACCTGATTATCATGAAGGCTCAGGATGAAGGTGGTAACAGGCTTTTTACGCTAGAGGATAAAGTTTATCTGATGGCTGAAGATGCACCAGTGGTGGCCGATATTGCTGGTAAGATGTTTGGCGAACATGATAGCATCGAGGAAGCTGAAAAAAACTAAGAGGCGATCCGCTGCGGTTCAATGTTATGGCCCTGGCGGATCGGTTACACAAGACTCAGGAAGAGATCGAGGATTTAACCCTGGGCGAAATCAACGAGTGGTTTGCTTATTTTAAGGTGTTAGAAGATGGCCGTGGCTCCAATTAAAATTCCTATTACCGCCGTTGATAAAACTAAAGCCGCTTTTAGTTCCGTATCCAGGCGTCTTAATATGGTGCGGAAAGCTCTGCTCAACTTCAAGACCGGCCTCATCAGCGTAGCTGGTGCGGCTGGCTTTGGGTTCTTAATTAAATCATCTATGCAGAGCATCGACACGCTGGGTAAAACAGCGCAAAAGCTGGGCGTCACAACTCAAGCTCTCCAGAAATTAAGATATGCGTCTGAACTGGCTGGTGTTGAGACCAGGACTGTTGATATGGCTGTGCAGCGTTTCACGCGCCGCTTGGCTGAGGCAGCAAAAGATACAGGGGAAGCAAAAGACGCCCTCAAAGAATTAGGCATCAATGCCAAAGAGTTTCAGCGTCTACCATTAGACAAGCAGATGATTGGCCTCGCTGATGCCTTTGCTAAGGTTGCAGATGAAGGCCAGCAAGTCCGCCTATCTTTCAAACTGTTTGACAGTGAAGGCGTGGCCTTACTTAACACCCTAAAAGGCGGCGGAGACGCATTGAGAGGGATGTTTGTTGAGGCTGAAAAACTTGGTTTCATCCTATCGACAAGCGCAGTTAGAGGCGTTGAGCAGGCTAATGATCAGTTTACAAGGCTGATGAGTGTATTCAAGGGCGTCACGGATACGATCATTTCGGCTATGGCTCCGGCTCTTGGAGAGCTTGCCAAAATTATAACAGAGACGGTTGTTGGCAAGCTAAGGCAGGCTGGGGATAGCACTGAGCAATTTGGCAAGAATATGGCTAGTGCGATAATCTTATCCGCCAAAGCCGCGACGAATGCGATTATAACATTTGTTAATAATGTAATCACCCAGATAGATAAGCTACGCAAAATAGCCTTTGATCTAGAAAATGCCTTCAGTTTTAAAACTGCAAGAAAAGCATTTCTAGAAACTTTTGATGCACTTGAAAAGAAAACCAGAGAATGGGATGAGCATAGCTCAACTTTGAGTGGTAACTACGCAAGGGGAATGACCGAGATCAAGAAGGCTCTTGATCCATTAAAAGACTCTCAAAATCAAACATCGGAAGCTTTCAAAAAAGCAAGAGAAGAACTGATAAAGATTGCGGCAGCTAACAAGTCTGTAAATCTTCCAGTCAAGAATCTTACAAACTTACTGGAAAAACTAGAAGGACAAGCCGCAAGCGTGGGCGAAGAGTTCAAGCCTCTTGGAAAGGTTGTTGGTGACTTCAACCCAATATTTGATCGTCTTTTAGGCTCTCTGAAAAATACAAATCAAGAGTTTGAAAAAGGCCCGCCAAAGATTTCTATCTATAATGAGCAGCTAGGCAAGCTCGCCGAGGAGGCGGCTAATATCCAGAAGAACCTGGAAAGCGCAGCAGTCAAGGGCGTTAAATCTCTTGAGGATGCTCTTGTGGATTTGGCTATGGGAACGACCTCAGCAAAAGACGCTTTCAAGTCTATGGCTCGGTCGATCATCTCTGATCTTATACGGATCAACATCCAGCGCAGCATTACTGCGCCACTGGCTAAAAAGCTAAGCGGGATTGACCTTTTGGGTGCGATCGGGCTTGGCGGCGGCTCGCCAGGGACGCCATTAACATCTCCGGGTGTTCCTCCTGGGGTTTCTGGATTGCCAGCGATGGCTATGGGTGGGCCAGTAAGTTCTGGCAGACCTTATTTGGTCGGGGAAAAAGGCCCGGAGCTTATGGTTCCAAGAGGCAGCGGCACTATCGTGCCAAACAATAAACTCGGCGGCGGTGGTGTAGTAGTCAACCAGACCATCAACCTATCGGCTGGTGTATCGCAAACAGTGCGCGCCGAGGTAATGGGTATGCTGCCGCAAATCCAGGAAGCATCAAAGGCCGCTGTCCTAGACGCAAGGCGGCGCGGCGGTTCATTCAGTGCGGCATTCGGGTGATCTAAATGGCAATATCATATCCACTAACACTCCCAACTCAAACCGGGATCGCCAGCGTTAATCTGCACGCTGTAAATAGTGTTGCGATCAGCCAAAGCCCATTCACTTACAAACAGCAAGTGGTGGCGCATACCGGGCAGCGCTGGGAGGCTGAGGTTAGCTTACCGCCGATGAAGCGCGCTGATGCTGAGGTTTGGATTTCGTTCCTGCTATCCTTGAAAGGCCAGCGCGGCACGTTCTTAATGGGCGACCCTAACTGCGCCACTGCACGCGGCAGCGCATCTAGCACGCCCGGCACTCCTGTTGTCAATGGAGCCGATCAAACCGGCGACACTTTGACCGTAGATGGCCTGCCAGCCAGCGCAACCGGCTATTTGCTTGCTGGCGATTATATCCAACTAGGAGGCGGCTCAGCAGCAACGCTGCACAAGGTTTTAACCAACGTGGATAGCAACGCATCAGGCCAGGCCACGATAGACCTGTGGCCTCATATACGCACAGCCCCGGCTGATAACAGCACGATCGTAGTGGCAAGCGCTGTTGGTAATTTCCGACTGTCGAGCAATCAATCAGACTGGTCAATCAATAACGCCAGCTTTTATGGGATCACGTTCCCAGCCATCGAGGTTATCGTATGAGCCGCGAGCTAACTCAAAGCATCATCACAAACTTGGAAGCGGCAGAGGTTCAGCCGCTTTTTGCTGTTGAGTTGTATTTCGACACGCAGACGCTTTACATGTGGACTGGCATCGGTGATTTGGTGTTTGGCAATAATACATATATTGGCACAGGTCAGTTTCTGGAGATCAGCGAGTTACAAGAGACTGCTGAGATATCCGCTAAGGGTGCGACAGTTAGCTTGTCCGGCATCCCATCTGACCTTATCTCACTTGCTATCAGCGAGCCTTACCAGGGGCGAAAGTGCAAAATCCTATTTGGTTTGATTGATGCTGATCGGCAATTCCTAATGCTAGAAAATGGCAGCTATCTGCTTGCTGAGGATGGCAGTCGGATTGACGTGTCGCAGGGCGCGGTGACTCCGGTTGTCGAGGTATTCAATGGCTATATCGACCAGATGGTTATTAATGAAGGCCCGGAGACCAGCAGCATTGCTATCTCGGTTGAGAGCCGTTTGATTGACCTGGAGCGCGCAAGGATTTTTAGATTTAACGATCAAAATCAAAAAAGCAGATATCCGAATGATCGCGCTTTTGAGTTTGTGGAAGATTTGCAGGACAAGCAATTTAACTGGGGGCGTGGTTGAGACTTTATGATTGGCCGGATCGTTTTGATGCTTTTATTGAGGACTGGCGGCACAAGCCATTTAAATGGGGCGAAGCTGATTGCATAAGGTTTACTGATGCGGCTTATGAGGCGCAGATCGGCAAACACATTTTTGATGATTGGTTTGGAACCTATACGACTGAATGGGGTGCGTTTCTAAATTACCGGCGGCAGCTAAAGCGCAGCGGTAATACAAATATTATAACGGCCATCAATAGCCGATTGAGGGCTGTGGATGGGCTTCAGCCGCCAAGGGGCGCAATTATAGGTCGAGGCGATTATGGGCCGCTGATGGTTACTGAGATCGCGTTAGGGGTTGCGCTAGGTGATAAAGTCGGTTTTTTAGGTTATGATGGTCTGGAATTTTCACCCGCAAGGCCAACTGATATTTTTTGGTGTGTAGAATGAACAAAATAACGCTGTTAAAAACCACCACATCACTGACCTCTGCGGCGTTGATTGCGCTTATTCCAGAGGCGGCTTATGCAATGCCGCCGGTTATAATTGGCGCGGCGGCTAGTGCGGCACTTAGTGTTGGCGCGGCTTGGATTTTTAGTGGAACTGCAATAACGCTTGCTGGTTTTTTTAATGCCTTTGCGCTCAATGTCGCAATCGGCCTCATTAGCCAGTCACTTGCGCCAAAGCCAAACGCGGGAGGCCAGCAAGCTGGAACCTCTGCTATCCTGGTCAGTGGCTTATCGCCTGTCGCAGATCATCAGATTATCTATGGTCGCACAAAGGTCGGTGGTGCTGTCGTTTACAAAGAGGCCACAGATAACAATAAATTTATGCACATTGTTGTTGCACTTGCCGGTCACGAAGTCGAAGAAATCGAAACGGTCTATTTGAATGATGAGGCTTTGACAATTGACGATGATGGCTTTGTAACTGCGCCAAGCAAATATGTCATTGAGGAAGATGGTGAAGATACAAGATACGTTGTGCGGATTAATAAGCATCTGGGAACGGCAACACAAGCGGCTGATGAAGATTTGGTCGCAGAAAGCGCAGGCAAATGGACAAATGATCATCGGTTGCAGGGCGTTGCTTATATCTATGCACGTCTAGAATTTGAGGCAGATGCTTTCCCTAACGGTGAGCCAAATATTACCGCAATCATTAAAGGCAAAAAGGTCTATGATCCGCGCAGCGAAACAACAGCCTGGTCAAGCAATGCTGCGCTTTGTTTCCGCGATTACCTTGCAAGCAATTACGGTTTAAACTCTGATGCGGATGAAATAGACGACACAAAAATAATCACAGCGGCTAATATCTGTGATGAAGATGTGAGTCTAGCTGTTGGCGGTACAGAAAAGCGCTACACAACAAACGGCGCAATCAGCACTGGCAGCAAGCCAGCAGACACTATTGACAGCCTTTTGAGGCCGATGGGCGGGATGCTTTGGTATAGCCAGGGCAAATGGCGCGTTAAGGCAGCTGCTTACATAACCCCGACAGTCACCCTTGATGAGGATGATCTGCGTAGCACGCTCACAATTAACACCCGACATTCGCGGCGCGATAACTTTAACATTGTGCGCGGTACGTTTCGCGGCTCGGAAAGCAACTGGCAGTTTAGTGATTTCCCAGAAATCAAAAGCAATACATTTGTCCAGGTCGATAACGGTCAAGAAAGCGCGATGGATTTGGAACTGGGTATGGTGTCATCTGCTGCCACAGCACAGCGGATTGGCAAGATTGCGCTATATCAGAACCGCGAGCAGCTAACGCTATCGGCCAGCTTTGGTTTGCGTGCTTTCCAAGTGCAAGTCGGCGATGTGATCTTGTTTAGCAACAGCCGCGCCGGTTTTGTGGATAAGCCGTTTGAGGTGTTGTCTTGGGCATTTGGCTCTGATGGAAATGGCGCGTTAGAGGTCAAGATGACCCTGCGCGAAACCTCAGCGGCGGTTTATAGCTGGGCCACTGAAGAAAGCGCATTTGAGGCTAACAACACAATCCTGGCTGATCCATTTGACGTTCCTGCTATCGGCTTGACGATCAGCAGTGAGGCGCGTGTAATCAACGAGCATTTGACTAACGTTCTAATCGCAGAGGTTACATCTGCATCGCCAGAGCGCATCGACAATATTGAAGTGCAATTCAGGAAAACCGGCGCGGCGACCTATTCGACTGGCTATACTGGCGATCTTGGCCGGGTTGAAATCCTTGATGTCGAGGATAGCGATTACGATATTCGCGCAAGGGCGATCAATACATTTGGTATTAAGGGCGAATTTACAACCCGGCAGGGCGTTACTGTTCAAGGCTTGGCCGATCCACCGGCTGACATTACTGGCTTTATTGGCAGCGTGACCGCTGGCGGTTTACATCTTGAATGGGAGCCAGTGCCAGACCTTGACCTTTCGTTTTATCGCATTCGTTATAGCAGCCAGTCCACAGGCGCGACATTTGCTAACAGCACCACAGCGGTTGACAAGGTAGCACGCCCAGGTAACAGCGTCACAGTGCCGCCGCGTGCCGGTACTTATATGATCAAGGCGTATGACAAATCTGGCAATGCCAGCGTCAATTATACTAGCTTAGTCATTAGTCAAAATGATTTGCGCGTTTTTGCTAACACGTTGACGCAGACCGAAGATCCATCATTTAGCGGCACAAAAACCGGATGCTCTGTTATTTCTGGCGATCTTAGGATTACTAGCCCAGGCACTGCACCGACCACAGCAACATATGATTTCAGCAATTACATCGACACAGGTTCGGTTAATCTGTGCGAGGTCACTATGCCGATGGATGTGGTTCGGATTGACAATAATGCAGCCTTGTTCGATAGTATCACTGGCAACTGGGATAGCTTTCCTGGCAACTGGGATGACTGGACAGGATCGGTGCAGTTTACCGACACAAATGTTCTGCAATATATTTCGATCACTGATGATGATCCGGCTGGATCGCCGACTTGGTCGGCATACAAGCAATTTAAAACTGGTGACTTTTCAGGGCGGGCATTTAGGTTTAGAATAGAGCTGCAATCGACCAGCGATGATGTGACGCCAAGCATTGACGAATTGGCAGCAAAAGTTAGGTATGGGTAATGGCTACACACGATTATGTAATTGACAACCAATCAGCACCATCGGCGCGGTCTGACATTAACAACGTGCTGCAAGCGATTGTGACCAATAACAGCGGCACATCTGCGCCATCGGTTACTTATGCCGGTATGTGGTGGCTGGATACCACAAACAATTATCTAAAACTGCGCGACAAGGACAATGCTGATTGGGTGATTGTTGGCGAGTTGGATGTGACTAATGACCGCTGGAAGCTAATCAGCGACAGCCTAAAAGCTGCATCGGCTGGCGGCATTGACGTGCTAAACAGCAGCGGCACAAAGATTATTGATTTGCAAGTAGCATCACAAGCCACAGCCGAAGCTGGAACCAATAACACCGAATTGATGACGCCGCTGCGTACAGCGCAAGCCATAACCGAAAACGCGGTATCATATCCGCAAGTGATTACAACACTGACAAGCGGCACAAGCTACACGATCCCATCTGGCGCACAGGCTGTTTTGATTAAAGCATCCGGCGGCGGCGGTGGTGGTGCTGTCCACGCAAACCCTGCAACCGGCGGTCTAGGAACAAACAGTGTAACCGTTGGCGGCGATGGCGGCACAACAACGGTTAGCAACGGCACACTGGGTATTGCTATCACTGCGGCTGGTGGCCCGAATGGAAATAGTTTATCAAGCGATGCTGGCACAGCTAATTGGTTCACAACTGTCGGCGCATCATCTGCTGGTGGTGATATACTTTACAACGCTGGCGCATCTGGTGGCCGAACAACCACAAACAACTTTGACGGCGGTCGTTCAGACGGCGGCAACGGCGTACTGGTGCAGAAATATGTCACTGGTGCAACGGTTGGCGGTCAAGTTTTGTCCTATTCTCTAGGAGCTGGCGGGACAGCGACAACCAACGGCGGCAGCATTCAGCCCGAAGCTGGTCGCGCCGGTTATATTGAACTCTGGATTTGGTAGGTAAAAATGGCCGATAAAAAAATATCCGAATTAGTATCTATCACCGGCAGCGCAACGGCGGCTGACGATTATTTTGTTGTGGTCGATACATCTGGCGCAGTTACCCATAAGATCAGCCGCGAAGAATTGAACAACGCGATTGAACAGGATGTGCTGTCATCTATAGAAATTACCGACATTACCAACGATGTAAATGTGCAAGGCA